AATATAATACTATATACTTATATGCGGAGAAATTAAAATATGCAGATCTACCAGATACACATACCCGAGCTACATACGAGCGTAAAGTTTAAAGTACTGCCTGTGGATGATGTTCTGGAATTCGTATCTAGGCATAAGAGAAAGAATGAAGAGAATTTAAGAAAAGAGATTCTTCAGACGTTTGTATACAATCTCCACACGGATATAGCTGAATCCCTAAACATGATGTCTAGGACGGCTGCGGAACGTGCGCTAGAGGCCCTGTACGCCGGAGCGATAATGTTGAACCCAAGTTTAGATCCTGAATACTGGATCACAATGGCTTTCAGTACAGCCCCTATTATGCCGGTCTTCGATCAAGATGATGATGATCCATACTCTGAGGTTAAGGAATTCATTAGAAGACAAAGAAAGAAAACTGATCAGCCGGTAAAGAAAAAGCCGGTTAAAATGACAAAGCAGAAGTTTTTAGGGCTTGAAGATCATCTCAAAAGTAAAGTTATAGGACAAGATCCTGCGGTAGAAGAAGTTGTCTCAGCCTTAACTAGGTCGCAAGCTGACCTTCAAGATGATAATAGACCTTTGGGTGTATTCTTGTTTGCCGGATCTTCTGGCGTTGGAAAAACTCATTTAGCTAACGAATTGCATAAATACATGTTTGGAAGCACGCTACCTATGGTTAGAATAGATTGTGGAGAGTTTCAGCATAAGCATGAGAATCAGAAGCTTACTGGTTCTCCTCCTGGATATGTAGGTCATGATGAAGGTGGGCAGCTAAGTAACCAGATCAAGAATAATCCATACACAGTTGTCCTGCTTGATGAAGTGGAAAAAGCTCACCAAGACATATGGAATACATTCCTTCGAATATTTGACGAGGGCACTTTAACCGATGCTAAAGGCGATATAGTAGATTTTAAGAATACAATTATCATACTAACTACTAATCTTGGAAACGATAAAATAGTTGATGATATGATTTCAACTGGAACAGGGTTTACTCAAGTAGTAGATTTTGAAAGAAGAACTTCTAAAATTCCATCTAGAGAAATTGTAACCAAAAGAACTAACGAAGCGGTTAACAAGTATTTTAAGCCTGAGCTATTAAATAGAATAGATAAGACTATAATATTTAACCACCTTTCAAGAGAGGACTGCATAGAGATAGCTAAGCTAGAAATGTTAGTGACCGCCGGTAAACTATCCAAAAAGGGAATATCTATAGAGTATACTGAAAATGTTATAGATGGATTAATAAATTTGGGCATAGATACCGTAAGGGGTGCAAGAGGTATCTCTCAGGTGAGAAGGGATAACATAGAAACTGAATTAGCCACCGCTATTGTGAAAACAGCCGTTCCTAAAGGTACTATATTCCATATTGATTACCTCGATGACAAGTTCTGCTTTGATATCCAAAAGCCTGTCAAAAAGAAGAGGGTTACAGATAAGGAATAGTTTATGTTAGGTGGCTTAAAGGGCGTTGGAAGAGTAATGAAGGGAAGGGCCTCCATGGCAATGAGGGGCACCGCTGCAGGATCTTCTGGTCAAATGGTTAAGAGTGGAATGAGGGGTGTTCACTCTGCCGAGGATATAGGCAATGCTGGCAGGAGGATATTTATAGATGGTACTCAACCAGCAGGTGGGGGATTGGACATGTTTACAACAGCTCCTCCACTTGGAACCCCATTGCCTGGCAGGGGGTTGGCATCTAGGGCTGATTACGGCAATGTTTTAGAAGCTAGAAGACAAGCTAGGTTGGCGTCGTCAGATCCAGGCCTTTCTACCAGGGGCAGGGTTAGAACGACGGCAGCAACACGTGGTGCTGGTCTAGAAACCAGGGGCGCAAGGCCAATGCCAGGAACAAGGGTTAGAGGCCCTTCGGGTCCAGCTGGTGGTAGCTTGAGAAATGTCAGACAAAATATTAATAATAGCCAACAGGTTAGAGCAGCTAGGCAGCAAGCAGCCACAAGAAATGCTAGAAGGCAAAAAGAAAGAGTTATAGGAAATATAGAGGAAAGTAAAGCAGGAAATACCGGTGGATTTAGGCGTTCTGGAGTTGGAAGACCTGGCCCGGTTGCGTCAAGAACTGCTACCACGGCACAACCCAGGGCCACTTCTGGCACTGGATCAACCGCATCAAAAAATGTGTCTGCAGGAAATCAGCCTAGCCGTTTTAGAAATATGGATCCAAAAACTAGAAGGATGTTAATAATAGGTGGAGCTGCAGCAGCTGGGGTAACTGCTGCAAGCAATAGAAGAGGTGAAGGTACTTCTTCTGGAAGACAGTCTATGACGAGGTACTAGTGTGTCAAAGTGGAATCAATATATAGACAGTAATGGTAATTTTCAGTTTGCAAATTATGTCTATAAAACTATAAATGATTTAATGAAAAATGCTCTAGATATGGGGACACTTTTAAGTGATGATCCTCAGAAATTAAGAGCATATAAAGAGCAAACTAAAAAACTATTTAAATCGAAATGGTATGAGTTAGCTGAGTCAATGGAATCAATGGATATAATCGAAAAATGCCCGTGCCAAAGCGATGCTAAAGAAGTTTACTGTGAAATCTGCAAAGGCGCTAGATATATTGTTTCTCAGTTCTTGAGTATTGATACAATTAGGGAAGTATCGGTAGTAACCAGTAACCAAAATGAAGAAATTTCTAAAAAACTTCAAATAGCTCTTTTAGAGGTTCTAAATGAAGTGTCCTCGCTGCAAGTCTAAAAGAGAAGTTGTATCAGAGTATTATGATTTTGGCAAAGAGTGTATGGTTAGGGACGAGTACTGTACACATTGTAAAAGTGTAGAGATATTTAAGTTCTATTCTGATAGTAGGACAAAAAGTGAATGGATTGATTTGAATGAGTGATATTGAAAAAGTAGAAAAAGATTCTTTTTTAGAAAAGTTTGAGTCTTTAAGGCCAGACTTATTCTTTCCCGAACATTGGTCAGATGAAGATAGGGAAAAGGTTGTTGAACTAGTAAGACCTCAAAGAACGCGTAATGCGATGTTTTCCTCTATACCTATGACATGTGAAGCAGAGAAATGTGTTTTCGCAGACACTTGTCCATTGATGAAGGAATCCTTAGCCCCAAGAGGAAAACCATGCCCACTTGAGATGGCAATTGTTGCACAGTTCACTAGCGAATATATGGAGCAGCTTGACGTTCATCCAGATAATTTAGTCGAAGTATCTATGGTTAGAGATCTTGTTGATCAAGAAGTCCAGTATATGAGAAAAACAAAACTTCTAGCTAAAGAGCATTTTATTCAAGAAAATGTCATAGGAGTAGATCAAGATGGTCAACCAATTCTAAAGAAGGAATTACACCTTGCGGTAGACCTTGAGGATAGACTTCATAAAAGAAGAAAAGACTTAAGAAATCAACTTGTTGCCACCAGAGAGGCTAAAGCTAAAATGGGGCAATCGCAGATTGATAGCGCTCAAGCAATATCTGAGATTATTGGTAAAGTTCAAGAAATAGAATCACAGAGAGAAAAACTTCTGCGTCAAAAGTTAGGTATTCACGATATCGATGAGTACATAGAGGTAGAAGCTGTAAAAGAAGAGGAATGATATGGCGAGAGGGAGGGAAGCTCTACTCAATATTTTCAGTGGACTAAATCTAACTGCAAGAGATTCTTCTGGAGCAGCCATTCTGCCCACAGGATTAAATAGCTTTTTCCAGCAAAGCCCATTAACCTCTGGCGCGTTATCTAACTTCTATGGAAGCGATGCAGCCTTTATGCAGAGGTTTCAGGGGTTTGAGGAAGAATTTTTTAGAACTATTTCTGATTCAACAAACTTAAGAGTTGGTCAATCGGTAGATGTCGCAGCGATGCAGGCTAGTGGGTACATGGACCTTAATGTTTTAAATGAACAAGCCAAAAGACAATTGAAACAAAAGTTCGGTCGTAATGTTATGGACTTTGGTGGCTTAATTCAGAGGTTTGGTCTTCCTGGGTCTGAACTCCCTAATTCAAACTTATATAGGTCGCCATTCAGATTCAGAACTCTAAATCAAGGTGATAATTTAAGTCCAAGTGTCGCCCTACTCAATAGTTTAACACTGAATATTGACACTACCGGTAGAACTGCTGGTGTGGATTCGATAAATGTTGGTGGCAAGATAATGACCAGTAGAAGACTTAGGGAGCTATCCGATAGGTCGGTTTATACTGATATGTTTTCTGGTCCAGGTACCAAAAAAATTATTACATTTGACACTGAGACAACAGGCCTAAATAGGGGTGCTCAAGTTAGATCTATGGCTATGGCTGAGTCCACTTATGAGAACGGAATCCTAAAAAGTGTTTCAAAAGTTGACGGTTTTAACTTCGCTTATGACGCTCCGGCATTAGGTGGCTTGACTGCGGATACATTAAATGGTGGATCTCAAGAAATGAGTAAATTCTTAATGCAAATAGAAGGTGCGGATAAGATAGCGGAAAACCCTGCTCAATTTTTGGATAATGCTAACGATTTTGTTAAAAGAATGTTGGAAGCAGATATGATCGCAGGACATAATGTTGGCTTTGATATTGGAATGATGGATTCAACGATAAGGCAAACCGCAGGATTTCAAAATCATGAAATCTTTGGAACCATGGGAAGATTTTACGAAAGAATAAATGCCGGAGGCTTTATTGTTGATACAGCTGACACCGCAAGAAGTTATTTAATAAATCAAGTTGAAACTGCTACTAGGGGAATTACTGATTTAGACGATCAAGCCCAGAGGTTTATTAAAGGATTATATTCACCTGAATCTTTAGCAAAAGTGACGGTTGGAGGTAGCGCAACCTACGCTGACGTGGGCAATATAGTCACAAATACAAACTTAATTGAATTGATTGAGAATGTTGATAATGGGGTTATAACTCAGTTAAAGCAGGGTTCTCACATAGCTGAAACAGACGTAATACTTCAGTCTTACGTAGCTAATTTTATACAAACCGGTGAACTTAAAATCAGAAGCTTAAATCCAGGAATAGCTTCTACAACAACTGGTGACGAGATAAGGAGAATAGTTGCAAGATCAAGCGCGATAACTCCAACAACCAACATAGCCGATGTCGAGCATATGAGTGCGGCAACAAAAGCATATGTCAAGACAAACGAAGGACTTAAGGGCGCTGTTGCTATGGTCGGGCCTGGGGATGAAAGATCTTTGGGATTGGTAGGTAATATATCTGAGGGTGGTCACTTAAGGTATATGAATGGTGGGTACCAGTACGTTAGTGGTCAAGGCGCTGGCAATATGGTTCAGGTAGACTCAAGTCTAGCAAGACAGTTCTTAACAGATGTGATAGATTCTAAGTCTGAAAAGCTTATGAGCTCTGGTGTGAGCTATATGTCTAATTCTCTTGTCAATCAGATTACCGCTCAAGCTGGTATATCGGTAGCCACCGATCCTGATTCAGCTGCTGTGATTAACGCATTTGGATCCTTTTATGAAAACTATGGATCTGGAGTTAGCCCAGGTGCGTATAGGGATTACAGGGCGGGCAGAGGTACGATAACACCTTTTGGCGCAGGGTTAAATCCTGTTAATCAAGTGACAGCTAGATCTGTCACGGAAGCATTTGCAGCCGCAGGGGATCCTTTGGCTGGATTTGGAGGAGATGTAAGTAGGGCGTTCACTACAGCTTTTGCTAAAGCTACCGCTAAGGTTGGAATGGAAGAAGGCGCAAAACTTGGCTTAGCTATGACTCAGCACGCTGATCTAATGGCTGAAGGCGGTATTGCATACTTTAGAACTATGAACAATAGAGTGGCTGGATTGCCTGGAATAGGTACACCTTCTAGGGTTCAATTGCCCACGGCAGTAGTTAGGGAGGCAGCTGAAAGGGCAGGTGCTTTTGATGGTGGTTTTGGCGGTTTAACATATTCTTTTGTTGACAAAGGCGAAGATCTTATAACTGCAAATGTAGTTTATAATCCAACAAAAGATTTAAGCTCAGCTCAAAGAACAACATTTTATAGTGCCATCCAAGACATAATGTCTAATGCACAAGAAGTTTCTAGGGTTACAGGTTTAGAACAGTCGGAGTTTGATTCTACCCTAAAGGCCTCCATAAATTCTTTTGCCAATGGCGGTGATGATGTAGCCTCAATGATAGATCTTGCTAATGAAAATGGAATACTGATAGGGTCTACAGAAGTAGATAGGTCGCTTCAAGACGAAGTTGCTCAAATGTTGCGTACAGAATCTGCAAATGATGTGAACATGAGGCATATGGCCGGAAGATCAGTCTCTTTAGGTGAAGAGGCTGATAGAGGACTTTTGGCAGTGGCATATTCAGCAGATGAAACAGCACTAGCAATTTCTGGGCAAGGTCAAAATGCTGCTGATTTAGCTAGGCAAAAAGTTGTAGCGACAGAAAAGCAGGCAGCTATAGTTGCAGAAAATGAGGCAGCTGTCAGAAGGAAAGTGGGAAGAGGTCTTACTGGAAGAGGTGAAAATAAGTTATTGAATGCATTCGATTCAGTTAGACCAAAAGCCGGACTAATAGGAATAGGCGTGGCTGCTGCAACAGCTGGTTACTATATGAATAAGAGACGACAAGAAGTTTCTTTATATAACGAAACATTGGAAGCTCAACCATATGAAAAATCTAGAAATACTTATCAGCAAAATAGGTCAGCAGCACAGTTCGTTGATGTTTCATCAACCAGATATGACCCGTTGAATACAGCTGGAACAGTAGGGAACTTGGATAGAAGCAAGATAGGGCATACTCATATGGGTAATAGAAAAAATGATCATCTGTTTAGAGGAGTATAATTAAATGTTAGGTGTGGGCAAAAAAATAGCTTCAGGCGCAAGAAACGCAGGTTCCTTTGCATCCGGCGCAGCAAGGAAAACTGCTATCGGCGCCGGAATGGCAGGAGCAGTAGGCTTAGGCTTTGCTAATGAGGTTGGATCAGCAGCAGTTGACGCTAGTATGGATATTGCATTCGGTGCACCAGACGCAGATAGGTATTTTACGGGCAGAGAAATTAGCAATAGATATTTAGCTGGTAGACTAATAGGTGGTCCATTAGGAACTGCAATGCAGGCTACCGATCCGCTCGCAGCAATGGATTACGCAGGTGGGACAGCTGTGCCTGGAGCAGCTGCAACTATGGCCGGGGGAGCTATCGGTGCAGTTGGCGGAGGTATCGCAGGAGCGAAGATGGGTGGCTTAAAGGGCGGTATAGCTGGAGCAATGCTTGGTGGCATAGCAGGTGGATCAATGCCTGCAGTTAATGCTGGTATGTCTCTTTCGGCAAACAAAGAGTTTTTTCAGGAGACTGCTTACGGAAGGTCTATGTCACAAAATAACGCCATGGCAATAAGTGCAGTAGGCGACATAGTTCTAGGTATGCACAACTCGAGGAACGGATACTGATATGCCAATAGACCCAATGACTGGACAATATTTGCCCTATGCCAGTGGAACAGACGAGATGCCCGGACTAGGCATGAGGCTTTTGGAGAATGCTCCAGGAATAACGGCATCCATTGGATTTAGCTCAAGACGCGGTTCAAATACAATGCTATCAGGTGGCTATCTAAGAGGGGATAATAAATTTGGTCGACCTAAAACGGCAAGGGATTTCGTGGGATCTTCAGCAAGAAGAAATGCCGCTATGGCAGCAAATAAGCAGCCTTTTATTAAGCGAGCATTTGCTAACAATAATCCTCTAAATCCTAGAAATATGTTTAAATATTCTGACATGAGCGTTTTTGCTGGTCAAGGTTCTGGGATGTATACTCCATTTGCTGCCTCAGGTTTTTTGGGGGAAAGAAAGTTTGTCAAGAACGCTTTAGGTATGTCCGATGAAGCTGGATCGGTCTTGGGTCCTGGACTTTTGTCGGCAATAAGTGCTGGCTCAAGGACTGACAGAATGGAAAGAAAAGCTTTAGCAAAAGGTAAAAATGTTGGAAGAAGACTAGAGAGAAGGTTGGCTAAGGCAGATACGGCAATAAAGCACCTATCTATTATGAATAATCCAGCAGCTGGGAAAGTTCCTAGAATGGCTTTTCCAAGTGTCGCTGCTAACTCACCTTTAGTAAGTGGCGCTAGGTCACTTTCACATATGCCATCGCCAACATTACTAGCGAATAGTGGCATGACACCATTCGCTCAAGCTACTGCTGCTAGGGGTACTGCAGTTGGTGTTAGGGGCAATATGTATGCATCGTCGCTCAGTGGCATAGGAACACAAAAAGCCGCCGGGTTTGTAAGGGGTGCTATGGGCTTTTCTGGAGCAGGTGGTTTTACGTCAACTTACGCTAAAGAAGGTGCAGAAAAGGCTGTGAACATGTTTGGTCAAGCATTAGGGGGCAGGCAAAGAGTGGCTACTAAAGCCCTTGAGCAGGGAGTTCTTAAGACGGTTGGTGTAAGGGGTACGGCTCAAGCATTAATGACTAAGCAGGGTGCTCAGGTTTTGGGCGCAAGAGCATTGGGATTTGCTCTTCCTGGTCTACAAGTCGTGGCTGCGGCTTCGTTCATGTACGACGTTGGCAAGATGGCCGGAACTGCAGTTAAGGGGTCTATAGATCTCGCTAAAGATTCCATAAAGAGTATGCAAGGATCGTTGTATAAGCCTATGTTTGGTATGGGGTACAATGACACTGAAGCAGCTGCAACCTCAAGGGCTCGTGGTGTTATGGCTATACAAAATTCTAGATTAAATGCAAGAAGTATGCTAGGATCTGAAGCAGGTATGATGGCGGCACATTTTGGTTAATTATGAGTGTATTTGACAAGACTAAAGAATTTAGAAAAAGTTTAGAGAAGCTTTCTAGAGAAGATCTTCTCGAAATAATACGCGCCCAAGATCCAGAATTGATTAAGCAAATTAACAGAATTGAATGGGTTTTTGAAAATAAGCTTGGGCATTTAAGTTGGAATGATGGATCTACTGTTATGAGTAGGCCATTAACAAATCAAGAGCTAGCATTGTTGATAGATGAGCCATTTGAGGTAGACAAGACGCTTCTAGATGCTGGGATTAGCACGGAAAATCAAAGGCAGCTTCACATTTCTAAGGATAGTGTTACGTGGGCAAAAAACTTTTTAGGAGTTAGCCCCAGGGTTTATCAGATACTGATCCTAAGAGATCCCTCGCTTAGAAAGGTCCTTAGGGCTGGTCGTCGTTTAGGCAAAACCTTTTCTATGGCAATTCAGCTTCTGCATTATTCCTATACAAGGAAAGATGGCAGGTCTTTGGTTGTTGCGCCAATGAAAACTCATGTAGAACTTATCTATCAAGAGATTCTGAGGATTGCTCAAAAGAATGATGTAGTTATGAATTCTATATCAAGAAAAGTAACTAGTCCGCAGTTTATGATTCAGTTCTCAAATGGGTCCACAATAAGATTCTTTACTTCTGGTATGAGGTCGGGTGGAAAGTCTGACGTAGCTCGTGGTCAGGAAGCACACCTTATTATCCTGGATGAAATGGACTATATGCATTCAGGCGATCTAGATGCTCTGTACGCCATGCTACAAAAGACCGCCGAGGATCAGCCAGATAAGGTGTTGATGGGTGCGTCTACTCCGACTGGTAGAAGAGAAAGATTCTGGGAATGGTGCAGGTCAGAAAGATTTAGGGAGTTCTGGTTCCCATCTTACTGTAATCCATTTTTTAGCAAAGAACAAGAAGAAGAGTTTAGAGAGCAATACTCATCTTCTGGTTACAGGCATGAAATTGAAGCTGATTGGGGAGAGGACTCAGAGGGTGTTTATCCAAGAAAGTTTGTTGACATAGCATTCAAGGATCCATCTTGGGATTATGTGGATGAGGTAACTTCAGCTAGATCTTTTCATACGATTGGTGTTGACTGGGACAAGTATGGAGCCGGAACTAATATAGTTGTATGCGAAGTTTGCTCTGATTCTTATGAAGAAGAAAGATTCAGGGGAAAAGTTAGAGTCTGTCATAGGGAAGAAATAAGTAAAAGTGAATATACTTTGACTACAGCTGTTGATAGAATTATAGAGCTTAATCATCGATTTAATCCAAGGCATATTTATGTTGACCGAGGATTCGGTGAAGTGCAAGTTGAACTTCTCAGAAAACATGGAGTAGAAAATCCTAACACTAAACTTAAAGAAAGAGTTAAAGGTATAGGATTTGGAGAAAGTGTTGAAGTTAGAGATCCCTATACAAAGCTTATGATTAAAAAAGAAATGAAGCCGTATATGGTAGATAATCTTAGACAATTTCTTGAAAGAGAAAATGTTTGTTTTCCCGAATCAGATGAGCAGCTGTATATGGAATTAATTTCATATGTTGTAGTTAGAACTACTGCTACTGGAAGACCAGTGTTTGAGGCTGGTGGATCAGCAATGGATCACGCACACGATGCTCTTATGCTCGCGCTCCTTGCAATAACCGATAATTATGGAGACTTAAATAATATGAAGTCTGCTAACTTCTCTGAATCATTTTCAAATAAGTTTTATATGCCACTAGGAAACAATAGTGACGATGATGAAGATGATAAGGTTACTAAACAGGTACTGACTGGAAGAGTTTCTTCTATGGGTTCTAGATCTTCTTTTACAAGAAGGTCAAATAATACTTTTAAGAGATCTATGTTTTAAGGTGAATTATGGCTGGCTCAATTGGATCATACGGTAATGAAGTTTTTGGGGAATACAAGTTTTCCGACTCATTTACCGATTCATCCACATCTGCAGATAAGAGAAGAAGACTAAATAAAGGTCCGCTACTTGAAGAGGTGACCTACTTTAGGCAGCCATATTCAATTGAATATAATGAGGTCGTTAAAC